TCAGTTCACCACTTCATCGGCCAGCAGCCCGACACTCATCGCGTAATAGTTAGAACAATTGTACTCGAGGATAACCCGGTAGTTGCCCGTGAGCAGCCATGCCGACGTTCCCGGACCGTCGGGCTGGAACAGGGAGGCAAGCGTGTCGTCTTGCAACGGTCTTTGCGGTCGAACGCCCAGCGCACGCCATTCGTCGACCGTTTTCCACTGGCTATGGCGTTCGTGCACACGCGAACAAACCGGCGAGACGATCTCGGTGCGGTAGGCGTCGACGTCTAATCCGCGCGGGACAGCGGCGCGAACGCCCCAGGGCTGTCCGGTGCGCCACCCGGCGTCGCGGAGGTAGTTTGCGATGGATGCGAAGGTATCGGCGCGATTGGAGAAGATGTTCGCCCGTCCGTCGCCATCCCCGTCGACCGCGAGACGCAGGTAGACCGAGGGCAAAAATTGCGGGTTTCCGAACGCCCCGGCATAACTGCCTTCGAGCTGCGAGCGCGAATAGCCTTTGTCGGCGACTTTCATGAGTGCGATGAACTCGTTCTCGAACAATTCGCGCCGCCTTCCCTCCCACGCAAGAGTGGCAAGACTGCGGGCGAGATCGAAATTGCCGCGAATCGTTCCGTAATTGGTCTCGTGCCCGAAAATCGCGACGATGATCTCCGCCGGAACGCCGTAATCCTGCTCCGTGCGCCGGAGGGCTGCGCTATCTTCGCGAAATACCGCGCGCCCACGGCTAATCCGAGTCGGATTCACGTGAGTGGCGATATAAGGTGCCAGTGCCGGATAGCCGCGCCGGGTCGGAGTGCCAGGCTGCCCTCGATCGAGCCGGATCACCCGGTCATCGGGTCTGAGGCCAGCGGTCATGCGATCGATCGTCCCTTGGCTGACGCCCTCGGCGAAGGCTCGCGCCTTGAGCAACTCAACGTAGGCGTAGAACGCAATACCGTCTCGCGCTGTGACCTGAGCCTGCGTCGAGGAGGCTGGGATCGCGATCCCCACGCCGGCGAGAAGTCCGATCAAGAATACTGAAGAGAAGAAACGCTTGGCAATCATTTGGGGTCTGTCTCACATTTCGCGTGAACCGCAGGTGATCGATAGTGGTGATTGATACTGGCCGAACGCATACCCGCGATTCTCTTTCCCTTACTGTTCGTGAGCAGGTGACAAAAGCGGTAAGCGGCGCTAGCGAGCGGGCGTTGCGGACAGGTGGCAGAGCGGTTGAATGCACCGGTCTTGAAAACCGGCAAGGGTGCAAGCCCTTCGTGGGTTCGAATCCCACCCTGTCCGCCACTATTTCAATAAAAACAATGACTTAGGTGGCATCTTTGGGTCATGTCATAACCGATGGCATACCCCGCGCTTTCTGGGGATAAATTGAATGTGACCGGCTTGATGGCAGGCGTTATTAGCTAAGCCAACCTTTCCGTTCATTCCGACCATAGGAGCCGAAGCAATGTCAGATATTAAAGTGAACAGCGTCCAGCCGAGCGAAGTAGGCCCTTCGATGGTGGCCTACCTCCTCACCGTGGCGATTTTGGCAAAAGACTACGATAAGCAGATTATCCCGTTCACCAGCATCCCAGTGCCAGTAGGCTATTCCGAAGAAGAGATACTTCGCGCATTCGCCGAGGCATCCAAGACCGTCTCCAATCCTCACAATGTCGAGAAGTTCCTCAAAGGGGAATAACCAGGCAAGGCAACGCTGCGCTCGGAAACGTCGACCAGTGTTGCGGCATCCGAATAAGCCTCCAAATTTGCGTCCTTATTTGGTCGGTGCCTCGGACGCCAGTGAAACGGGCGGTCGCGCCAGCTTTAGTAGCCAATTTTAGGGATACGGATTATATCATGGAACCAATGGAACGGCTTCAAGTTCAATTGCAGAAGTTAAATGTAACCGCCGAAAAAATCCTCGAAAAGCTTACGGACATCGAGCATGGATTCTCGGAAAACCACGACTCGATGATCGGTCAAAATGGCGACATCAAGGCCAAGCTAGACGACGTAAGCGCCAAGCTTACCGACGTCCGCGTCGCGATTGAAGATGGCGGCTAAATTTACTCCTCGATGTCTACAAGAGCAGGAGTGCGGTAGCCGTCTCTGCCTGGAGCGCAGGCATCCGTCATTGTAATGGGCCAGCCCCACCGTTTCCAGCGTGCTGGCCCTGCACCGCGCCCCTTAAAGGAATAAAAAAGACCGTGCCGTGTCGGGGTTTACCCACTCACCGACTAACGGGGTCGTTCGGGGTGAAACAAAATAAACCCCCAGGCGACCAACCTATTCTCGCGGCTCGCTCCAATCGACGAGCGCCATCGCAGCCTCAGCATCGACGCCGCTTTCCTTGGCCAGCGCCAATGTCTGCACCACCGCAGCAAGCGCCCTCGCCCTGCCGCCAGTGTCGAAGGCTTGAAGCGGTCGCATGACATCAAGCGACACCGAACCGCCCAGCTTCTCGGTCGCCTCCTGAGCAATCATCACGGCGATGGGTTGCAGCGTCCATTGCGCCAAATGTCGCTGAGCTTCGCGCACCATAGGCCCAGTTGTCGCCGGGTTGCTGAGACCGGGAAGAACACCGAACACGTTCTCGATTGACGCCTTCGCACCCGCCAAGGTCTCTTTCGTCATGGCCTTGGAGAGGTCTGGGGTGACATCATGCGGCTTGAGGTCGGTCTGGGGCGCAGGACCGCCCGCCGCCGTTACGTTTACACTCTCGCGCACCAGCACCCGGCCACGCATTGCGCGAAAGCCCCGCGCCAGCGCCGTCATGTCGGTGTCAGGCTGTTCGGGCATGGGGATGACCGACGAACCGAGCGGCGCATCGGCATATACCTCTGCCAGCGCGGTCTCGATTGTTTCGAGCAGCCCGCCGGTCAGCCTCGCTCGCCTCAGCGGTGCGGTGCCGTGATAAGGTGCCGAGACCTCGCACCCGACACGAAGGTGCAGCACCTCGCTCGCCAGCAGCGTCTCGATGCGCCCGCCGCCGGTGTCGGGGATCGTCACGCGATAAGCGACCGGCATTGAGAACCGCGTCGTCAGATCCCAATCCGAACACGGCAAAAGCCCGTCCTCGCGAATAGCGAAAACCGCCTCACCCCTGAGCGCCAGAGAGCGCGCCGCAAGGGCACGGTTGAACGGGGTGAGCATGTCGGTGCCATCGACATCAGCAAGGCTCAGACCGCCCTCCCAGAGGCTTACGCAGCCTTGCACGGTGCCGGTAAGGTCAGCGACCGTATCGGTCCCCATGATGTAAGCCGCGCGGGCCTGCATAATCTGCGCAGTGTATCCGCTCGCGCTAGAACGCTTCTCAACAGCGTCGGTTTTCTTATTGAATGGCCACATGTTCACGCCCTCCTGTAGGGGCGCAACAGGTCAGCCGCCCCGCTGTATTGCATCGCCCGCGCGGTCCATGCCGGGTTGCGTTTGTAGGATTCCTCGATGGCCCCACCCATGTTGACAGAATAGCTTGAGACGCCCGCTCGGTCGGTGTCATCGGCAAGGTATTCGGCAAGCCGCCTGTAAGCCTCAGAGACAGCCGCAGGGACGTCACCACCGCCAACGCTGGCCGTGATGCGATATGGCCCCTCATCGGGCAGGCAATGGCCGTATGGCCCCTCGGAAAGCGTCGCAGCCTCCCATGCCTCGCCGGTCCATCGCTCGGCGGTCGTCAACGTCGCGGGTGCCAAGGGAAAGCCCCAGTGCCCCTTGCCCTCGACCAGCCATGTGACATCGCGTTCGGTGTATCGGTGCGCAGTGTAAGCCTCGATGCGCTGCCAGAGCATGTTCGCATCAAGTGCCGCCGCGCCGGTCGATAGACCACTGACGTCGGCATTCGGGTAGGCGGCCGGAAACGCCTCGGTTTCGGCAATCGTCTCGGCCATCATGCGGGCCTCCATCGGTTAAGTGTGCGGTGCAGGCCGGACAGATTGCTTTCAGCCGTGGCAATCGCGCTTGGCGACCAGTTGCGGGCTTCAATCTGAGCGGTAGGATAAGCCCCGCGCGTCACCGCAGAGACCTCGACCAGTTCGGCAGCCGTGATGCTGCGATGAACCACGCCATCCTCGCGGGTGACGGTCTCGCCGCCCTCGGCCACGCGAAAGCCCGGCGACAGGCCGCGAATGAGACCAGCGCCATGTGCAGCGAGGAAGTCCCGCGCCCAGCTTGTGTGAGCCGCGACCGTTGCCTCGAAGGCCAGCGCGTCACCGTCCTCGCGGACATCAAGTGTGCCGGCCATGCGACTGGCCAGAGGCTTCTCGAAGTCATGCCCGCTCAGGAAGTGCAATTCGTCCTGCGAGTTTACGCGGGAGGCAAACGCCCCCCGCGCAATCGTCTCGAAATACCCAGGCGCAAGCTGCGTCCGGGTGTCGTAAGGGAAGCGGCCCGCAACGCGAACCGCCTCGCCCTCTTGGCGAACCTCTAGTCCGCCGTTCGGACCGCCCCAGAGCATCAGGTTGCCGGAACCAGCTTGCGCAGCTGCACCGCACGCGGAACCTTCAGGTCCACGGTCATCAGCCCGGTGAGACGAAGCCCGCCCGACTGCGCATCCGAGTAGGGGTCGCGAATCATGTCCACGCCGCCCCACATGCCGAGATAGGCCGGGGAAAGACCGCCCGCCGAGACCGCCAGCAGAGCCGTGTCAGCCGAAAGCTGCGTCGAGAGGATGGGCGAACCCATGCCCTGCGTGAGCCGCTGCCATTCGGTGATGCCGCTGCCGGTGTCGAACAGCGCATCGTCGAGCGCCGCCCACATTGCCGGGGTAATCGCCATGCGCACCGTTGACGGGTCGCTGATAGCGTTGGCGGTCATGAACTCGATGACCTCGGTGCGAACCGTGGGCCAGGTCGCGCCCCATTCACCGGTCCCGCTGGCAAGGTCCACCAGACCAGTCGGCTCACCGTCCGCACCGTCTCCGATGAGGATGGCCCGGTCGAGTTCGGCACCGATTGCCGCTGCCATGTCGCGCCGAATGGCCTGTTCGAGACCCGGACCCGTCTGCTTCACCGCCTTGCGGGTCAGACGCATGTGAGCGCCCAGCGTGTGGTCGGGCGAAAGCACCGTCTCGGTCGTCTGAAAGGCCGTTGCGTTGGGAACGTCGCCGCCTTCGGTTGCAGCCCAGCCCGCGACAGCGCCCTGAGTAGCAACAGGATACTCGCTCTCGCCGAACGGGATATTGACCGAGTTCACGCCAAGCCGCGCTGCGACCGACGAAGGGAACAGCCGGTCGAAAATGCCCTGCGTGTTCTTCGGCTCGACAACGCCGCCAGAGACGGTGTTACGGATTTCGAGCGCCTCAAGCGGCACCGGGACGCCCTGATACTGGCCCTGCGAGCGCATCTCCTGCACAACCTCGGCGGTCTGGCCCGTAAGCTGCCCGCCATGGTCGAGCGCCGCGACAACCTGCCGCACCTCGAAAGCGCCGACGAGTTCAGCGTATTCGGTCTCCGAACGGGTTTCGAGTTCCTTGCCAGCCTCGCGCCGTTCCTCATCCTCAGCGATGAGCGCAGCCCGATAGCGGGTCTCGTTCGACCGATACTCTGCATCGAGTTCGGTCATCGAGCGGGTCTCGTCCTCGGTCGGCTTTTCCTTGCCTGCAAGGGTTGCGAGTTCCTGGCGAATTTCCGACTGCCGCCGGGTAATTTGTAGTGAAGTAAGCATAATCAAAAGTCCTGTTTTCCTGGGGAGGAGTGCTGCATCATTCGCAGCAGATTGCGCCATTCCTGGCGCGGTGGATTGAGCGGGGCGAACCCAACCTCAATTGCGGTTTTGCGCGAGTGACACCCGGCGCATAAAACTTGGATGTTGCTCAGCACGTAAGCGAGTTGCGGGTGCGTCCTGACCGGCTCGACATGGTCGCATTCAAGCCGCCGCCGGGAGCCGCATTGGACGCATTGCCAGCCGTCACGGTCGAGCGCCTGCATCCGCAGCGCCTTCCAGCGCTGCCCGCGCGTCACATGCCGAGAGTGGCGGATATGGTCGTCGCGCTTAGACACGGGCCACCCCCAATTCATAGAAGATGACCTCGCCATCGGGAGCGAGCGGGGTGACGCGACCGATGTTGTAATCCTCGCCGCCGATGCGGATGCGGTCGGTCGTTTTCGGCTCGATGGTCAGGCCTTCGACCGAGACGAACACGCGCCGGTCATCAATCGCGATGAAACCCGATGTGATGAGGTTGAGTTCGATGGCGTAAGTCGCCGACATGATTGTGCACGGATGCTCGACATCGACGCCGGGAATAGGCGCGCCGAATGCGTCCTCGCCGCCGGGTCCAGCCCGTAGCAGCGTTGCAGCCTGTCCATGCTTGGCGATGAGCCGCGATGCGGTCCTGGGTTTATCTAGCCCCATGCGATACGTCCTTTCGAGAGAGCGGGTGCCTTCTTCATGCGCTGGCCCTGGGCGACCGCGATGACGGTTGCCGCCACCGGGTCCACGCGGCCCGTCGAGCGGCCCGCTGCCAGCTTGTGATTGCCTGCCGGGTCCACCAGCGTGATTGCGTCAGCGAATGCCGAGCGCAGCAGCAGGCTAGGCACGGTGCGCACCTCGCCCTCGAACACTGCGCGCCGGGTGCGCTCGATGTCCTCGCTGCCATCCTTCCAGCCGAACCCGCGCCAGATAAACGGCACGCGGTCGAGACCGGCATCGCGCAGGGCTTCCAGAAATTCGGCATGGCGGAACCGGTCGCCGCAGATTGCAGCCGGTGTCTGCCCGTTCAGCCGCTCGACAACGCTGGATAGGAACCGCCCGACCGGGACAGTCGTCTCGCCCATCGTCACCAGTTCGCCACGGTCCGCCATTTCGACGTAGCGGTGCGACACGCCATCGGCTTGGCCTCGGTCGGCAAGGCCGGGTTTGCAGGGAAAAGCCCCGACGCATTCGAGCCGCCCCGTATCGGGCCAGTAAAGCGCCGCCGCCGACATCGAGCGCGAGCCGCCAAGGTCCACGCCCATGACCACCGGCCCCTCGCGCGGGGGCAGTTCATCAGGCGAGACCTCGCAGCCGAGCCATTCGTCAACGGTGAGCAGGACCGACCGGTCATCGGATGCCACCCGCTCATTGCGATTGAGGTTGCGGAAACTGGACAGGGCAGAGCCACCCCTGGCGATGGCCCTGCGCGCCTGTGCGACCAGCCATTCGGGCGAGGGGCCGATACCTTCCAGCGCGCCGGGATTGGCCACCAGAAGGCTCTCAAGGTCGTCTGGGGGCAGGCCGGGGTCGGGCCGGTGTTCCTGCACGTAGCAGCCGGGGGGCGGCTCATCGAGCCACCGCGAGAACGTGTTCGCATCATCCGGTGCGCTAGTGCTGATAATCAGCGCGCGGCCATCACGCTTGCCGAGACCCGACAGGATGGCGTTTTCGAGCGCGTCACCCTTCTCGCGCTCCCATGCCGCCCGCTCATCGAGAATGGCCAGCGTCGGAGCGCCGCCAAGGATAGATTTGCCGTCAGCAGCGATGACACGCGCCAGCCCGCCGCCGTTCTCGTCGGTCTCGACCTCAAGCCGCGAACCGCGCCGGATCGTGAATTGCTTGCGCTGTTCGTCGGGCAAGCCTTCAATGAACCCGATTAGAAATCCGAACGCCGCCTTGGCCTGATCGCGATTACGAGCTGCGAAGATAATTTCGCGTTTCGGTTGGGGGGCAATCTCACCCATCAAGTGACCGAGCGCCAGACCGGCACTCAGCGCAGTCTTGGCATTGCCGCGCCCAATCGACAGGACAGCCGCCTCGATGCCCTTGGCAAAGGCACCGCGCACGAAGTCTTTCTGATAGCTGGCCAGCTTCACCTTGCGGCCCGCCAAGCGCCCCTCAGGGACAACCAGCGTCGGCAGGAAGCGCAATGCCGCCGCAGCGTCTTTCGATGCACGAACCATCAGCAGCCCTTCCCAGAGTTCGGGAGAGAGAAAGAAACAGTTCTGTCACCGGTCCGCACCCCCAAACGAAAAGGGGGTATTGGGACCAGATCAGCATCAATCTCAGCCAGCGTGACACCCGTGACAGCCTGAAGGCTGCTGTCACGTTCGTCACGGTAACGATGGCCGTGACAGGTCACGCACATGTCACGCACTGTCACGCTTGTCACGGAAGGGCTATTCATTCGCTAACCCTCCAGAAATATTCATTAAATCCGCGCACCTTGTCCAGTTCGAGCAGCCTATCCTTGGCCCGCTTAAAGGCTTGGCGAGCCGCACTATCGCTTGAACCAGTGGTGAGTTCGTGCTGCGCGCATTTGTCACGCCAATCGTCAAGCGACACGACTGTCACGCCCGCCGGGTAGTCATCGCCCATGTCGGTGCGCCCATGCTCTGCGAGCGCTGCTTTCAGCGCGTTCATGGCCACCTCGTCGCGTCCCTTTAGGGGCTTTGCCTTGCTCTCCTGGCTCGGTCGTTCGGACGCGATGACAACAGCACTCGTGACCGTGTCGCCATCCTCATCAACGCCAAGTTCGACAGACTTGAGCCTGAACCAAAGGTCGCCAGGGAAAGCCATGTCCCGCTGCTTCTCGCAATGAATGCGCTTGACCTCGCGGTCGCCGTGCACCGCTATCTCGGTATCGACCGCAGCCCTTAGGGCAGAGGACCCGCGAGCGCCTTTCGATGCATTTTTGCCAGAGTGATGCACAATCATGACATGCGCGCCGGTTGCTTCGCGAATCCGGTCGCAGTTCTTGACGAACACGCCCATGTCCTTGCTGGTGTTTTCGTCGCCATCCCCCATCGACCGGGCCAGCGTGTCGATAATGATCAGGACGGGCGGGTTCTCGCTCAGCAGGGCAGTAATGATCTCCGCATCATCGCTCGCGAAAAAATCCACGGCGGTAGGCAGCAAGGTGAACGGCGCATCGGCCATGTCGGGGTTTTCACGCTTGAAGGCGGCGAGGCGGTTCAGGACGCCGGAGCCGCCTTCAGCCGCGATGTAGAGCACAGGGCCGGGGTTTACCTTACAGCCCATCCACGGCTCACCTGAGGCAACGTGCATGCCATGGCCGATCGCCACAAAGGTCTTGCACGCATTGGACGGGCCGTAGAGCATCGACAGCCCGTTTGCGGTCAGCCATCCCTTGGTCAGGTAATTGCAGGTCAGCACCGCCTCGATGGCGTTGAGCGAGACCATGCGGCGTTTGATCTCGGCAAAGCGGGTCGAGCGGTTTTGCTTGTTACCGTCATTGCCCAGCGTCGGCTCGAAAGCGTCATAAGCATCGAAACCAACGCGCTCAGCTTCGTCCTTGATGTCGTCGGGCAAGCCGTCCGTGAAGCTGTCAAAATTCACTTTGCGCCTCCCGCTCCAGATGGTCAGCAATGAACGCGCATTGCACCAGATGTCGGCAGTAGCTCAGGGCAATGTCGAGCCGAGCAAGCGGGACGTCAGAGAAGGCGAAAGCATCAGCGACCTCGCGCGCAGCGATGGCATGGTCGGTCGCAATCTCGGCCTTGGTTCTGGTGATGAGCATCACGGCGTAGTCGCGGGCAGTCAGGAGCGATTTGCGCCGCTCCATCTCGTCGCCATCAAGGCAGTCGGGGACATATTTGCGAACGTGAAAGGCGAGGTCGCTCATGTCCGCACCGCCAATTCGACCGCCCATTGCCGCACTTGCAGCCGCAGCTTCTCAGCATCATTTGCTTGAATGGTCGGGCGGGTTTTGGTAGACCCAGGTTGTTCGTTGCCGTGAACATTCCAGCCCTTGCGCTTCTCACCAGCGCGGGGGTTTTTGGTTTTCATGGTTAGGCCACCTCGCGCTCGGCGATGCGGGCCTCGACCCATGCGAAAACCTCGTCACGGCAGAAAGCGATGCGCTTTTCGCCAAGCGGGACAGCTTTCGGAAACCGGCCCTCCGAGCGCATCTTGTTAATCGCGGTGCGGCTCAGCGATGTGATTTCACAAGCCCGATTTAGGCTTATCAATTGCGGGATATGAGACATCGGTCGGCTCCGTCTGTTCAACTATGCCGCCCTTGTTGCCGATGTTATCTTTCCCTTCGCAGGGAAGATTTAGCCCTGATTTTCCCCCTGCCCTCGTTCGTGCTTAATGGGGTATCGTGCGGCCTTCATGCGTAGAAACAGAAACACCACCTCGGCAGTCCCGTCGATGAAATAGCGCCGATAACGCTTGTCGGCCTCGTCCACGATTGCCTCGGTCGCCATCGGCAGTTCCTGAGCCTCTTGCTTGCCCGCTCCGACCGTAGAGTTCGGATCTGTGCGGTGGCGATGCACGAGCCTTGCAATCCGCCAGTCCCGCTCAAAATCGTTCACCGTCCTTGGCCAATTCTGCCGCGCAGTGACATTGGCAGAGAAGCGGTCGCACTCTCCATCAAGCGCGGTCGCCAGTTCATCTAGCGTGACATCGTGGCGAGGTCGGTGCAGTTTTCGGTCCCCTCGCGCTTTCTGTTCTCCTACGTCACGCTCCTCCCAACTGCGGACAGCGCTAGCAATCTCGCGCAGCTTCGCCGCCCACACTCCGCTCGCATCACTCATAGAGATACCCCTCCCACGCCTGCATGAGTTCACGCCGCTTATCGAGCGCGGTGCCGCGACGATACGCCGCCTCGGTCTTGTCGCTTAGCGTATGCGCCAGAGCTGCCTCGGCAACCTCGCGGGGAAACTCGGTCTTGTCCCCGCACCAATCGCGGAAGGTCGAGCGCAGTCCATGCAGCGTCACCGTCTTGTCGGTGCTGGCCCGCCTGAGAGCCTTCGTCATGGCCGTGTCGGAGATTGGCCGGTCATCGACCGCACCGCCGAACAATAGCTGGCCCGTCGCACGTTGACGCATCGCCTCGACTATCTGCACCGCGCGGTCGCAGAGCGGGACAACATGCTCGCGCTCGGCCTTCATGCGCTCAGCCGAAAGGGTCCATGTCTTGGCCGCGATGTCGATTTCGTCGAAGGTTGCGAACCTCGCCTCGCCCGAACGAGCAGCAGTAAGCATGACAAACTCGACCGCCCTCGCCGCCGTGCCGCTGGCCTCGCGCAGTTTCTCAGCGACCGCAGGCGCGTCAGCATAAGCGACCGCTGGATGGTGTGACTGTCCTTTCTTGCGCCGTGGCGGCATGACCTTGTCGAGCAGCCCTTGCCAGCGGGCGGGGTTGTGGTCCTTTCGCCAGCCGTGAGCGATGCCGTAGTCAATGACAGCCTGAATGCGCGCCCTGAGCCTATCAGCCGTGACGGGCCGTTCATCCCAGTGCGGGACCAGACAGGCCTTCACGTCACCGATGGCGATGTCGGCAATCGGCATTGAGTGAAGCGGCTCGGCATAGTCCTTGAGCGTCATGTGCCATTGCGCGCGGTGCTTGTCGTTTTTCCAGCCCGCCTCTTTCGACGCGAGCAATTCGTCCATGCAATCCCTAAACGTGATGACGCGAGCGGGCTTGCGGTCGGCTTTTGGGTCGATGCCGCGCGCCAGCTTGTCGCGGATTTCGTCGGCCTTTTCTCTCGCCAGCGCCAGCGAGACAGGTGCAGTGCCTCGACCGTATCCGCCAAGCCCAATCTCGGTGCGCTTCCCTGCCCGCTTGAATATGAATAGCCATTGCCGCGAGCCGCCCTTGCGGACCCGCAGGAACAGCCCGTCGCCGTCGCTGTAGATGCCAGGCTTTTCGAGCCGCTTGACCTCGGTCTCAGATAGCTTGTGCCGAGCCAT